CTCAATCCCAGCGTCAAGCTGCCCTCGATCCCCACCTGGAAGCTGAAGCACTCCAAGGAGCTGCTGATCGAGGCGGCGAAGGATCCGGCGACGTTCAATCGCGGCTACCGCATGAACGCCATCGAGCCGGGCGCCCTGAAGTTCCCGAGCTTCGACAGCTGCATCCAGCACGGGCTGACGGCCGCCGAGCTGATCGCGCGGCGGATGCCGACCTACATCGGCGTCGACCTGGCCGGCAAGAAGCGCCGCGGCAACGCCCTGGTCGCCGTCGGCCTGGACGTCGTCTCGCACCGCCGCGCGCTGCTCGAGCCCCGCTTCGGCGCCTGGCGGTCGCCGGAGACGGCGAAGCACCTGGGCGCGATGGTCGACCGGCACGCGACACAGTGGGTGCAGGTCGAGAACAACGCCTATCAGCAGTCGCTGATCGACTGGGTGAAGGAAGCCAACTATCCGTATTGGCCCAAGATCGAGGCGTTCACGACCGGCAGCAACAAGGCCGATCCCGACTACGGTCTGCCGGTGCTGGAGGTCGAATTCCACAACGGGGCGTGGATCATCCCGGGCGCCGAATTCGAGGGGCACCCGCCGGACTGCGAATGCGACTGGTGCCGGATCGTCGCCGAGTTTCGAAACTATCCGCTCTGGGACAGCTTCGACGGCATCATGGCCACCTGGTTCGCCCGGGATGCCCTGGCGAAGTGGGCGCCGAAGCGGGGCGGCGCCCCCATGAAACGGAACTTCACCCGTAGGTGAGGCAGCGCGCGTAATATCGGGGCGATGAAGGTCGAGGAAATCCGCAAGGTCCAGGCCCGCCCCCGGAAGCACGCCAAGCTGATCGAGATCGAGCCGACCGATGTCGGCGCCCTGACCGGCGACGTGCTGCCCGGCAAGATGCTGAAGGTGAACGTGGACGCCAACCGCAAGGGCGTGGTGTTCACCATCAGCAAGACGGCGCGCGCCGCGATGGATGACGACAAGCTCGGGCAGATCGCGCGCACGCTCGGCGATCTGGTGCACCCGCACCCGGCGACCCTCATCGTCCTGCCGGACGGCGAGGACCTGCGCGCCTACGAGATCGAGACCGAATGAGCGCGGCGAAGCCGAAGAAGGCGTTCCTGGCCGGGACGCCGAAGTTCGTCCTGATGGACCTGGACGATCTCTACAAGCGCCGCTGGCCCAAGAACGCCAAGAAACACGACTTCGACTTCCTCGGCGAGGCGTTCGAAGAGAACGGCATGGCGGAGTTCCCGACCCTGGACGAGGGCACGGGCAAGGTGGTCGCCGGCAACGGGCGCGTGGAGAAGCTGTACGCCATGAAGGCCGCCGGCGAGGCGGCGCCCGAGCGCATCGTGGTGCGCGGCAAGAAGTGGTTCGTGCCCACCGTCCGCGGCATGACGCTGCGGAAGCCGGGCAAGCACGTGTTCGCCTCGAACAAGGGCGTGGAGCTCGGCGGCTGGGATCCGACCCTCACGAAGGAAGCGATCAAGGAGTTCGAGGGCGATCTCAAGGGGACCGGCTTCGATGAGGCGGACTTCGTCAGCTTCATGCGCGGCGACGCCGATCCGGGCGCGCCCGATCTGCGCGCGACCTATTCGATCATCGTCGAGTGCAAGGGCGAGCGGCAGCAGACGACGCTGCTCCGGAAGTTCCAGGGCATGGGCCTCGCCGTGAAGGCCATCGTTACGTGAAGGCGAAGATCGAACTGCGCTCGCCGATCGTGAGCACGCCGCGCGTGCTCCAGATGGCGGGCATGTTCGACGTGCCGGCTCGAGAGCGGTCGGAGGTCGATCTCGAGGTCGATCTGCCGCTCGAGGCGAAGCCGTGGAACATCGGGCTGATCGTCGGGCCCAGCGGCTGCGGCAAATCGAGCATCGCGCGGCACTTCTGGCCGCGCGAGATGGCGCGCACGCCGACCTGGTCCAAGAGCCGCTCGGTGCTCGACGCGTTCCCGGCGAAGATGTCGATCAAGGACATCGTCGCGCTGATGTCGTCGGTCGGCTTCTCCTCGCCGCCGGCGTGGCTGCGTCCGTTTCACGTGCTGTCGAACGGCGAGCAGTTCCGCGTGTCGCTCGCGCGCATGCTCGCCGAGCTGCCCGAACTGGCGGTGATGGACGAATTCACCTCGGTGGTCGATCGCACCGTGGCGCAGATCGGATCCGCCGCGCTGGCGAAGACCGTGCGCCGGCGGAAACAGAAGCTGGTCGCCGTGACCTGTCACGACGACGTGGAACGCTGGCTCCAACCGGACTGGGTCTACCGGCCGGCAGAGCGGCGCTTCGCATGGAGGTCGCTTCGGCGCCGCCCGCCGATCGCCCTCCGAATCGGGCGTGTGCACCATTCCGCCTGGCAGCTGTTCAAGCACCATCACTATCTGACGGCGTCGCACGCGAAGTCGGCGACCTGTTTCGTGGCGTTCTGGCGCGGGCAGCCCGTGGCGTGGATCTCCTGGATGCCGCACGTCGGGATCGCCCGGCGCGGCGATTCGCGCCCCGTGCGGCGCGTGCACCGGATGGTTTGCCTGCCCGACTTCCAGGGCGTCGGCATCGGCGCGGCGCTTCAGCGGCACACGTCGGCGATGTGGCGCGGCGCCGGCTGCCGGGCGGTGATCGCCACGGGACATCCGGCGGTGATCGCCGCGACGGCGCGCAATCCGGAGTGGCGCATGCTGCGCGCGCCGGGATTGAACGCCAGCGGCGGCAGCGATCCGTCCCTGACTGCGCGATTCAATCGCACGCGCGCGTCTCTGCGCATGACAGCTAGCTTTGAGTACGTCGGCCCAGCGCTGGCGCCCGCGCTGTCGGCGCGTCTCCTCGCGCGCGAAGCCCCGGAAAACTGACTCCCCCCCCATCCCGACCGGGGAATGAGCATATGCCCAACTCCGCGCCCGGTGCGGACTTAGGCCCGCGCCTGTCGCCCGCCGTCATAATCGCCAGGCTTCCAGGCGTAAACGTTGACGTGCCTAGGGGGGTAAGTATGATTGATTCATGACAACGACAACGGAGACGACGATGACCACGACGACGGAGACCGAGACGGCCGAGACGATCGAAGTTGAGACGGCCGGCCGCGAGATGACGGCCCGCAATCTGGCCCGGATCGCGGGCATGAAGTCGCTGCGCTACGGGATCGAACTTGAGATCGTCGGCATCGGCGAGACGACGGCGCTTCGCGCGATCGCTGCGGCGGTCCCCGGCAGCACCGACAACGGTTACGAGGTCGTGCTGGCGGACGGTCGGAAGTGGAAGGCGGTGCACGACGGATCGCTGCATCACTCGTCCGGCCGGACGTGCGAGGTCGTGTCCCCGATTCTGACGTGGGCCGACATGGACACGGTCCAGACGATCGTGCGCGCGCTGCGCGCTGCTGGCGGTCGCGTCAATGAGTCGTGCGGGATGCACGTGCATGTGGACGGGGCCCAGTTCAAGGCGACGCCCGCGAAGGTCCGCAATCTGATGGCGCTGGCGTATCGCTGGGAGTCGGTCGCCGTCAACATCGCGCGCGTCCTCCGGAATCGTCAGAACTACTGCGCTACGCTGGACGCGCCGTTGGTCGACCGCTTCCGCGCTGTCCGCCCGTCGGCGTCTCTCGACGCCATCGCGCGCGCTTGGTACGGCAACGGAATCTCGCGCAGCGCGCGCGGCCACTACGATTCGAGCCGCTATCGCTGGATCAACGTGCACGCCCTTTTCGACAAGGGCACGATCGAGTTCCGCCTGTTCAACGGCACGCTGCACGCTGGGCACGTGAAGGCGAACGTCCTCTTCGCCCTCGGGATGGCGACGTGCGCGCTGTCGCTTCGGTCGGTCAGCTTTCGCGGGCAGAGTGACTCGCGCACGCTGGCGGACGGCCGGCGCGCCGTCAGCAAGCACGACACGCGCATGTTCCTGGTTCACGTTCTCTGCCTCGTCGGCGACGAATTCAAGAACCCCCGCAAGCATCTGGCGACCTTCATCGGCGACGGCAACGCCGCTGAGGAGGTGCGCTAGTGGACTCCGATTACGCCTGCGAATTCGACGGCGACTGCGGCGCGCCGGGCGAGATCGAACTGCCGGACGGCACGCGCCTGTGCGTGCAGCACGACGAGGAGACGCGGACCGTGGTGACGGACCGCGAGACGATGGATCAGCTGGTCAACGGGAAGGGGAACTGACGATGACAACGCTGTGCGTGTTCGACGAGAGTTACGGCAGCTGCGCGGAGGCCGAGGCGCAGGGGGAACTGGGCGACGACGGCTGGTGTGCGGCGTGTCGCGGGCGCGCGCCATCGCGCGCGCTGACGATCCGTCAGCCCTGGGCGACGCTGATCATGCTGGGCCGGAAGACGATCGAGAGCCGCAGCGCGACGACCACGCGCCGCGGCCGCGTCTTCATCCACGCCGCGACCACGATGGGGCCGGCCGAACGCAAGGCGGCGATCGCCGAGGGGCTGGATCCGGACGCGCTGACGAGGGGCGCGATCATCGGCTCGGCCGAGATCGTCGGCTCGGCCCCCGCGTCGAAGCTGTCGCTGACGCCCGACGAACGCCGCCGGGGCGACTATCGGCCGGGGCGCTGGGGCTGGCAGCTGGCGTGCGTCGAGGCGCTGCCCAAGCCGATCCCTTGCGCGGGCGCGCTGTCGTTCTGGCAGGTCCCCTCGGACGTCGTGCGCGCTGTCGAGGCGCAGGCTGACGCGCGGGTGTTCGTCTACGGGTCGCTGAAGCGCGGCCTCTACAATCATCGTCTCCTGACCGAGGGGGCGACGTTCGCTGGCGAGGACCGGATCGAGGGGGCGACGATGTTCGACCTGGGGGCGTTCCCTGCTGTGCATCTCGGGGGGGCCGGGGCCGTGCACGGGGAAGTGTACCGGGTGACGCCTGAGACGCTGGCGCGCCTGGATCGACTGGAGGGATGTCCGACGATGTATCAGCGCGTCCGCGTGAGGCTGGCTGCGTCGGGCGCTGCGTCCTGGGTCTACGTCATGACGCCGGAGAAGCTGGCCGGCCGGCCGGGCGTTCCGTCGGGGCGCTGGGTGCAGAAGTGGTAATCCGGTCGCGCCTGGTGCGCATGAACAGCGGCGGAGAGTACAGCGGGCAGACGGCGCTCGACATCGTCGACCAGATGCGCCGGGCTGACTTCGATCCGCCGACGACGGTTCGAGAGTACATCGCGATCGCGGTCTACCGCGCGTCGCACTACTTCGGCGTCACGCTGAGAGTCGACGCCATCAACGAAGCGCAGGAGGCGGTTCTCGCCGAGAAGTTTTTGGCCGAGGCGATCGCCAAGGGATTCGCCGAGGAGGTCACGACATCATGAAGAAACAGTTCAAGTTGCAGCACGAGAGCAAGAGCACGATCAACGCGGGCTTCATCGTCTTCGCCTACGGTTCGAACATGAACCGCCGGCAGATGGCGCTGCGCTGCCCGAGCGCGCGCCCCCTGGGCGTGGCGCGTCTGCCCGAGCATCGGCTGATGTTCGCCGGGCACAATGCGCGCTGGGGCGGGGGCGTCGCCACGGTGGTGCCGGCGCGGCGGTCGAGCGTGCTGGGCGTCGTCTGGTGGCTCACGAAGGGCGATCTGGATCGGCTCGACACATTCGAGGGCTACCCGTTCGTGTACGACCGAGCCCCGATCATCGTGCGCGCGGGTCAGCGCGAAATCTGGTGCCACACGTACGTCAAGAACGCCGCCGATCGGCAGACGGCTCCGTCGGAGGAGTACCTCCGGACCATCTTCGACGGCTACCACGCGGCGGGCGCGCGCGTGCCGGCGCAGTTGAAGAAGCTCTACGCGGAGGTGACCTATGGCGCCTCGTAAGCTGTCGGCAGCTCGGCGCGCGGAACTGGATGGCCGGAGGGGCGGGAAGGCCGCCGCCGCGGCGCTGACGCCAGAACAGCGCCTGGCGCGGGCGCGCGCGGGCGCGGCGGTGCGCTGGGCCGGCAAGCGGAGCCTGCCGAACGACCAGGCGTCGGTGCTGAAGCGCTTCAAGGACGCCGCCAGCATCACGCTGGGGATCGCCCCGGGCGCGGGCGGCAAGCGCCGACGAGCCGCGATCGACGCGCTCGCCGCCAAGGGTCTGATCACGATCGAATCTGCCACCGACAGCCTCGTCACCATCACGAAAGGACAGCCATGATCGTCGAGACGCCCGCGCGTCGCCTTGCTGGGGCGGTCGCGCACTTCATCCTGGAAGCGGTCTACGCGGGCCGCGACGGCGAGGACGCCCTGATGCGCGACGTCCGCGACGTCACGCCGACCAGCGACGGCATCGAACTGACGCTCAACGGGCAGCGCCTGCACGTCAGCGTCCGGCCGACGCAGCCCGGCTTCCTCACGCGCTGATCCGGATCGGTGGTAGCCTGGGGGGCATGAGCACTCCCCCGAACGCACTCAAGCCGCCCCCGCCCGGCTACGGCTACAAGGAGGACCCGGCGCACGGGATGGTCCTCGTGCAGCTCACCCCGCCGGCCGCCGGCGCCGCGCCAGCGGCCCCGCCCGGGGCGCCGCAGAGCGCGCCCGAGGACTACGCCTTCCATCGAGGGCAGAACTTCGACGTGGTGCTCATGCGCAAGGGCGTGAACGGCATGGAGGCGAAGCCCGACGACTTCAAGCGGGTTGCCGTCGGCGCCGTCAGCAGCACGGCCGCGCGCGAGGCTCCCGAGGTCGCCGCCGCCGCCGGCAAGGACTTCGAGGTGCACCAGGTCACCGGGCCCGGGCACACGACGGAGTTCGAGAACATGGCGCGCCAGCGCGCCGCCGCCGCCGCGCGCGGCGATCTCGACCGTTCGATGATCGGCGGCGGTCTGCGCCCCGGCGAAGTGCCGCGCGCGCCGTAATGCCCCTGCTGGGCGAAGTCGATCCGCGCAGCGACGCGCGGGTCTACATGCAGCTGCGCTGTTCGCAACCCGGCTGCGCGTGGGACTGGAAGGGCTACCTGCCGCGCGAGGACTCGGCGCGCGCCGTCGCCGAACGTCCGATCATCGAGGACCATTTCCGCCACGAACACCCGGAGGTCAGCGTCTGATGGGCTTCATCGAGTCAGCGGCCGAGGGCGCCTTCCAGCTGACGAAGGATCGGATCGAACGCAAGCTGGACTACGGCTACGAGAATCAGCGCCCGGACTTCGACCCCAAGCAGGCGAAGGAATTCCTGGACGCCCTGGGGCAGGGCAAGGACGACGAGGCGTATCGGCAGTGCCTGGAGTATCACGGCTTCCGCTGGTATCCGCTCGAGCAGATCATCGCGTCGGACCTGCCCGGCGCGGCGGGCAAGAAGGAAGGCGAATGGAGAAACGGGAGGCTGAAGCTGGCGTTCACGCCGCGGGACCTGGCGACGGGCTTCCCGATGGGTCCGGAATCGCTGGATCGCTATCTGCGGGAACGGAAGGCGGAGGCGAAGGTGGCGGCGGGCGCGATGCCGAAGCAAGCGCTCCGGGAGATGCGGAAGCGGAAGTAGTCTGGCTGCTGCCCACCACGTCGCCATCGGCCCCCGAGCCGATCGAGGAGTGGGTGGAGCAGCAGCTCGCGCCGGCGCTGCCGCGCGCCAGCTGGTGGCGGCGGGCGCTACGCTGGTTCGGACGCCTCGTCTTGAAGCACATGGGCGCCAGGCGTTAGGCTGGACGCGTGAGCACCAGCATCGGCGGCCAGCCGGTCATCGGCAAGTTCAAGCCCAACGATCAGCAAACGATCGACTTCCTCCAGAAGCACGCCGTCTTTGCCGAGACGGTGCGCTTCAAGGAGCTCGACCGGAAGGAAGCGTTCTATCGGGGGCTGGAGTACAAGCATCAGAAGACCGACTGGTTCGACAAGCCCGCCGATCAGTTCGAGACGATCAGCGCCGAGGCGGTCTTCCCGCCCGGCGACATGGCGACCGGCGGCAACGTGCCGACGTCGGAGAAGTCGGCGCGCGAGAAGCGCCCGACGGCGCCGACCAGGCGCGCGCGCACCACGACCCGCCGCTACACCGATCTCCTGCTGTCCGAACGCCGCAAGCCGCAGATCAAGGTGATGGGCGATCCGGACACGGACGCCTTCCTCGAGGCGGTGCGCAAGAAGGCGAAGTTCTGGCCGATGCTGCGCTACGCCCGCAACCTGGGCGGCGGCATGGGCGCGGTCGTCGTGACGGTGCACTGCCGCGGCGGCCGCTGGTCCTACGAGGTCCACAACGCGAAGCACTGCACGCCGATCTGGGAGGACAAGCGCAGCTGGCTGCTCGGCGGGCTGCTCATCATGTACCGCACCCAGCGGGAGGAAAACGCCTTCGACGAGGAGGGCAAGCTCGTCGGCACCGAGATGGTCGACTATCTCTGCCGCCGCATCATCACCAAGAACGACGAGATCGTTTACAAGGAGATGGCGCTCAAGGACGTGATGGACGACCCGGCGAATTCCTGGATCGTCGAGGAGGGGCTGGCGGTCAGCCACAAGCTCGGACGCTTCCCGGGCGTCTGGATCCAGAACACCGCCGAGACGCAGGACGAGGACGGCGACAGCGACTGCGAAGGCGCCTACGAGACGATCGACACGAACGACCGGCTGATCGCCCAGATGTTCTACGGCACCCTGCCGAATCTCGATCCGACCGTCGTCACCAAGACCGATCCGCACGAGGTCCAGCAGGTCAGCGACACGACCGGGCTCCAGAAGGGCAGCCAGCACGCCATCGAGGTCGGCAAGAGCGGCGACGCCAAGTACATGGAGATGACCGGCGCCGGCGTCACCACCGCCATCAGCCTGTCCGATCTGCTGCGCAAGCAGACCGACGACATCACCGGCGCGGTGATCCCCGACGACGAGACGATGGCGAACGCTCAGAGCGGCAAGGCCATGGAGCTGCGCTACGCGCCGATGATCGCCCGCGCCGACGATCTGCGCGCCCAGTACGGCGAGGCGATCGAGGAGCTGATGCGCATCACCGAGGCGATCGCGCGGATGTTCCTGCTGGCGATCGTGCAGCTGCCGCCCCAGGCGGACGGCCGCAAGCGCGTTGGAAAGTTCCGCTTCGATCTCGAGCCGCGCACGTTCGTGAAGGACGACAAGGTCGTCACCGAGGATCAGAAGCTCGGCCCGGGCGGCTACATCAGCCTGGAATGGGGCCCCTACTTCGCCCCGACCGAGGACGACAATCAGAAGACGATCAAGAACAGCGCCGACGCCGCGGCGGCCGGCTTCGTCACCAAGGAGACCGCCGCGCGCCGGGTCGGGCCGGTGATCTTCGGCGTGCAGGACGTCGACGGCGAGGTGCAGAAGGCGCGCGAACAGCAGGAGCGCGAGATCGCCAAGTCGCTGCCCGGCTACGGCGACGGCGGCGTCGGCTTCGACGACAGCGAACATCGCGCGCCGGCGGCGGGCGCGGGCGGCCGGCCGTAGTCGATGCCCGCCGCGGACGGCACGATCTGGATCGCGCTCGACTTCGACGGCTCCCTGGTCGAGGCGAACGTGATGCCGCTGCGCTGGCGGCCGCGCGCCAAGGAGTTCATCCTCGGCGCCTACGCGGCCGGCGTGCGCATGTGGCTCTACTCGTGCCGCTGCGCGGTCGCGTGCGGCCTGCCGACGGCCGCGCCCTGGGACGCCGACGACTTCTGGCGATCCGGGCGCGTGCCGGCCGACATCGAGATGGCCTGGCAGCTATATGAGGAGATGCGCGCGTTCCTCGAGGCGGAAGGCGTCTGGTCGCTGATGACGCCCTGGACGCTGCCGGGTAAGCCCCTCTGCGACATCTTCGCGGACGACAAGGCGGAGCCCCCGGACTGGTCTCGCCTCGCTGGCGAGCTGGGTGTACGCTTGGCGCATGCCCTCCAAGGCGGACCTGGAACGATTGTTCCGGAGCGGCCAGCAGCCCCAGCAGCCCCGGGCGGCGGCCCCAGCGCCGGCGCCGGCAGCGACCCTGCCGCCCCCGCCGGCGGGCTACGCGTATCTCCCTGACCCGGTCCACGGCGTCATCCTGGTGCAGGTCACCCCGCCGGCCGCCGCGCCCGCGCGCCCCGCCGCCGTGATCGCCACCCCCGGCCTGGCGCCGCCGCTGCCCTCGAACGTCGTGCCGTTCCGGCGGAGCGCGCAGCTGCTGCGCACGGGCATGTTCCAGGGCTCGCCGGTCGACACATATCAGCAGTTCCTCGACCAGCTGCCGGACATCGACCCGCAGCAATCGCCGGGGCTGTGGGCGGGGCTCGTGCCCGATCCGCGCGATCCCTCGATCGCCGCCATGATCGAGCGCCCCGTCGCGCTGCACGAGCACAGCGAAGCGCGCGAGGATCCGGTCGCTGACGCCTGGGGCACCCGCCCGCCCGCGTCGAACGTTCTGCCGCTGGTGGGACTCGCGGGCGGCGGTGGCGGCGGCGGTTCGGCTGCCTGATGCCGAGTCGAGCGGCCGTCGCGAAGTGGGCCCGGCGGGGCAAGAA